GGTTCAGCTAGTTATCAAGTTCGAGTTGTTAGAGGTTAATTATGGCAGGAGCATTAGACACAGCATTTAAAGCAATTGCCAAGCAAGTTGTATCTGATCTTGGATCGTCTTTAGATACAACGATTACTTACACACGAAAAGTAGCTGGAACTTATAACACTGCTACTGGTTCTTTAGCGACAACTGATACAAGCTTTGCAAACATCAAAGTTCCAATCGAATTTATACAGGCAGAGGAAGATGAAGGACGAGAAATAAGACGAGCAAAGTTATATATAACACCTGATTTAATAGGAGATCATCAACCTACATTTCAAGATGAAATAATCTTGACATACGCAGGAGCAACTAAAACTGCTCAAATTACAGATATAGAAACCAAGCAAGGTGGACAAGTTTATTTACATACGATTCGGGTGAGGTTTTGATGGCTAAGAATCCAGTTTTTTCGGCTGACAAGGTTTCTGGGGATCTCGAATTCAAGTTGAATAGAGATTATAATGCTTTAATTAAAAAAGTAATAAAAAGGCTTTCTACTAAAAAAAGAAGTCCAGTTTATACGGGTTTCTTTGCCTCTAGCTGGAAAGCTCAAAGTGTTCCTGTTAAACCCACAGACAAAGTAGAAAAATATCAACCTTGGGCTGCTATTAAAAAACAAATTGATGTTGGTTCCACTAGAAGTGCAAGAAGAGCCTTATCAAAATCGCTATCAAAAGTTGAGCCAAGATTTGAAATAAGACGTAATTTTGATATTAAAAGGAGTGTTTATATTGGTAATAAAGCACAATATTCTTTGTATGCCTTAGAGTCAGGAAAGGTTCAACTTTTTATGCAAGGTGAAATAGGTCAATTGATAAAAGATACAATGGGTGATAAGGGAAGAACATTTATTTCTGGTGATATTGGTATAGGCTCTTTTGGTAAAACTTCTGGGGGAGAGTATATTCGTTATACGGAGTTTTAATTATGACACTTGTAAATGTTAGAGCAGCATTAGAAAAAGCTGTAACTGATGCAGTTACAAATGCAGATGGAACGGTAAAAATAGTGTATGACAATATTCCTTATACACAACCAGGCAAAACAATTAAATATGTAAAAATAACTGTTAATTTTGCTCAAGCAACAATTCAAAATCAAGGAGATTCTTCCGATTATTATTTAGGTGTTACTCAATGTAATATTTACGTTCCAAAAGGAAAAGGCACTTCGGTTTTGTCTGCAATCAGTGAATCAGTTATTGATGGACTTGCTTCTGTAAATTCAGCTAATTATGTAGATACATTTAGTTGTAATCCTAAAACAAGAGATATTGTTGGACCTTCTGTATTAGATATTGAAGATAGATCCCATTTTGTAGGAGTTATCTCTTGTCAATTCACAGCAAACGTATAGTATTATGCTAATAGTATAAGATTTTTACATGGAAGCGATTGAACTTCTCAAAAACAAATTTGGTGTAAGTCAAAAATATAAACATGATGTAATCGTTGATGGTGAAGTAATTTTAACTATTTATTGGCATCCGTTAACAATTGCCGAAAGAGAATCAATAATGGCAAAATCTGGAGATGATCAACTTGGAAATGAATTTGCTTTAAATCTTATGATTGAAAAAGCATTAGATGAAAATGGTAAAAGATTATTTCAGGATGGGAATCGTGCAACATTAAGAAGAGAAGTTAATGCAGGTGTTTTGCAAGAAATTCAACTTGCAATGATGACTTCAGGCCAAGAAAATAAAGTGGAGGAAGCGAAGACAGATTTAAAAAGCAAATAGTGATTGGTATTTTATGTTTGCATTAGCGAAAGAGCTAGGAATGACTCTTTCGGAGTTAACTAAAAAAATGACAATAGAAGAATTAGTAGGATGGGCTGCCTTTTATGAAGTTAAAAATGAAGAAGAAGAAAAAATGAGATCTCAATCAAAATCGCCTAGAGTTCAAAGATAGAGGTATTATGGAAAGATATTGTAATGGGTCGATTCGATGAGTGATTATGGCATAAATTTAAAAGTTAGCAGCAATGGTGGTGCTGAGATAAAGAAGCTTTTTGATCAATTTAAAAATTTAGAGAAACAAATAGATGATACTCAGGCAAAATTAGACAGTATAAATCAACAAAATAAAAAATTAAAAGAAAGTAATAATGCGTTAGCAGCTACTTATTCTGGTCTTTCTAAAGGCGTTAAAGAGACATTAACTTTTTTAACGTCTTTTAGCGAAATTTTTATAAAAAATAATAAACAAATAAAAGAAAACAATAAAGCACTTAAACAAAATAAGACAAAGCTAAAAGAAACAAAAGAAGCAAGACAAGTTTCTATAAAACAACAATTAGACGAAACAAAAGCTTTTCAGCAAAGTAGTAACACAATAATGAAAAGTAGTCGTCAATTAGGCGAGTACATAAAACAACTTCATGCGTTAAAAAGAGCAGTTAAAGGAGGACCACAAAAAGATATTATTTCTGACTCAATAACAAAGACAGATTTTACTAAACAATTTAGAGATTTAGAAGCTTTAACTAAAGCAGCTAATAGGACAGCAAGAGCTTATAACATGATGTTTCAAGGTGGAGGAGGTTTATCTTTTGGTCAAGGCAGGGGTATTAGCGAACTTTTAAAATTTGACCCAGGAAATACTGAAAAAGCTATTAATTCTTATATTAAGTTGCTTCGAGGATTACAAGTCCAGTTAGATAAAACAAGTCAAGAATATAGAGAAACAACAGCAAGGATTCAGCAAATGAATCAGGCTTTAAATACAAACCCGTTTGATATTAAAGGTGTCAGTGCAAAAGAAGGAGATGCAAATTTCTATGGCCCTAAACCTTCTCGTAAAACTCAGATGTTCAACATGCCTGGTGGTATGTTCTATGAACGGGGTGGAATGGCTGCTAGAAGGAGAGGAGCATTAAATAGTGCATTAATCGGTGGAGCTTTCCCTGCTTTATTTGGTCAAGGTTTAGGAGCTTCAATTGGTGGTGGTTTAGGTGGTGGAGTAGGAGGAATGTTAGGGGGAGGATTAGGTTTTGGATTGTCTTTGGTTGGAACGCAAATAGGAGCGCAATTTGATCGTTTAGTTCAATCAATGAATAAAGCAGGAACGGCTCTTGCTGATTTTAATAAAGATACAGATCAGTTAATTGAATCTTTAGGTCTAACTAATTCACAAACAGCTTTAAGGATTAAGAATCTAAAAGAATTAAATGGTGAGCAAGCAGCTTATGATGCAGCATTAGCTCAAATGACTGCAATTGTTGGGGAAGAAGGCGTTCAAGGGTTTAAAACTTTTGCGGATGAAACTAGACAAATAAGTACTGATTTTCAACAATTATTTTTAATTGTAGGTGCTTCATTAGCAAGGTTAATATCATTTACTCGAATATTAAAAGGTTTGACTGATGGTATAAATAATTCAACATTAGTTGGAAGATTATCAGCAGCAGACAATTCAAAGGCAAAAGATTTAGCTTCAGAGATTGAAGGTCTTGAAAAGAGAACAAGTGGTAAATTTTCTCAACGATTATCAAAGGAAGAACAAAGAAGACTTAAAGCAGCAAGAGAAGAAGCAAGAGAATTATTAAAGACAATTGAATTAGACAATACAAGAAAAGAAGGCTTTAAGTTAATAACAAAAGAGATGGAAAAACAACAAAAAATAAACAATACATTTGGATTTAGAGAACGAGAAAGAATAAAAAATGAACAGAAAATAAATGAATTAGCAAAGAAATATTTTGATTTAACAAAAGAAGCTCTTTCTCCTGATCAGATAGCAAAACTAGAAGCAATGGTGGCGGCTCAAAGTGAGTTAGTACTTGGGGCGCAATTGCTTGCACAGGCTTATACAGAAGTAGATAAAAAATTAATTGAATTAAATGACTCAGGATTTCAAATAGTAAAAGCAGCAGAAGCAATTGGTAGTGCTTTTAGTGAATCATTTAAAGGAATAATTAAAGGAACAATGAGTGTTCGAGAAGCATTTGCAAATATGTTTAGTCGAATTGCAGATCATTTTTTAGATATGGCAGCACAAATGGCTGCGGCTCAGTTACAGAAAGGAATATTGAGTTTGTTTAACTTTGGAGCAAATCCTGTAAATAATTTTGGTGGGATGGGAGTGAAGATGAATTCGTCAGCTTATGAATTTGATATTGGCCCAGACCCTTTCAAAGCAAAAGGAGGCCCAGTAACAGGAGGATCACCTTACATTGTTGGAGAAAAAGGCCCAGAATTATTTGTTCCAGGTTCTAGCGGTAATATCGTTCCAAATCATGCAATGGGAGGAGCTAACGTAGTAGTTAATGTAGATGCTTCTGGTTCGTCAGTTCAAGGCAATGCAGGACAATCAGAAGAATTAGGACGTATGCTGGCAGCAG